GTGTACAATCCAAGAGAAATAAACATCAAAAAAGACTTCACTATTCAGCAGGAGATTGACCCAGGGAAGGTTCAGATCATTGTTTTAGATGGGAATCAAGGTACAGCCCATGTCTTAGATGCTCCTGAGCACGGCAAAACAGTGATTCAAACTGTGAAGGGGAGCTTTGCACGGGTTGATCAAGAGATAGGGTTTAAGGTTATGTAATAACCTAAATATATGGAGAAATAGAAGACATAGAGTACGTTTTTAAATTTATGGATAGAAAAATTTAGCATTGCTCATCAATGTTTGATGTTATAATAATTGATAAATCTAAACTCAAAAAAATTAATGATTTTGAGAAGGTAGGGTTATAAATGATTTTGAAAATCAAAAATTTAGGACAGGTTAAAGAGGCAACTTTAGGTGAAAGTAATCTTAGAGTCATCGTGGGGGATAACGGAACTGGTAAAACATTATTGTTAGAAACTGAGGCTTTAATAAATAATCATTTTAAAATAGAAAGTTCTATTATGGCTGAAGAGCTATATTCATTTGTTCATGATGATATAAAAATGGATCTTAATTGGAAAAAGCTATACGATTATATAAGAGTTTTTCGCTCGAATAGAAATGCTTCAATACAATTAAAGTGTACTTTTAGTATTGATGAAGAATCTTTTATAAATGAAAAGTTTTATGAACTTACTAGAAAAACAGAGTCATACTTAATTGAAAAGGTTAATAAAGAAGTGTTATTAGCAAAGGAAACGCCTTTAGAAATTGAGTTTGTTGATCTGCCAGATTTAATACAACAAGCAACAGTGGACATGGAATTTCAGGGTGATGGTGAAGATTGTTTTTTCTATGGGTTAATCCGGGGCTCTATTGCGGGAATAATAAACATAAATGAAATAGAAAAAATGGATAGTAATTTTGCTAATGCAAGCTTACTAAATAATGATGGTATGAAGATAAAATATTTGACCATTGCTGATATAAAAAAACGGTTTGAGGAAGAATTTAAGGTTCAATTTTTAAACTCATTAATTAGTAGTTATTTTGCAGAAAAGAATATTTTGTTTTTGCCCTCAGAAAGAAACTTATTCATGGACAATGCAATCAATAGAACTCTATATGAAAATAGTATAAATAGAAGTATAGAGGGAGATAAAGATTTTAAATTAAGATATAGTGAACATCTTTTTAATAAATCTTATTTAGAATTTAAAAATGCGTTTAAAAGGCATGGAGAAGTAGTTAATAAAATTATTTCGCATCACCCATTAGAACCAAGCCTTCGAAAGTTATTTGAAGGCAGACCGACTTTCGATGAAAATGGTGAATTTTCAGACCTGATTAAAGATAATGGTCAGAAGATCAAAAGGGAACTATTTTCAACTAAACAAAATAGGTTGATCCCTTATGTTTTAATAATGGATCCCATGAAAAGATACAAAGAAATTATTATAGAAGAGCCAGAGGCTCATTTATCCTTGAAGAGTATAAGACAGTTTATAGGTTTTCTTAAAGAATTATTGAGAAAGGACTACAATGTAACGTTAACTACTCATAGCGATGTATTTTTTACTCACCTAAACAATTTCATACTAAACAACAGTGAAATTAATGTAACAGTTTATGAACTTAAAAACATAGCTGATCAATCTACTCTTGAAGAAAAAACTAAAGGCGAAGATGGCTATGAAATTGACTTGTTTAGTAAAGAATTGGATATGCTTTTTGAAGATACGTTGGATATTCAAAAAAAAGAGAATTAAAGATATAACTAGGGGATGATTCAGGTTGTTACCGACACTAAGTATATTTAAAGAAGAATACATAAAGCCTATTGAAAATGAACATTATTTTATTGAAGAAATTAATGATCCAAGTCACCAATTAACCATGCAAATGAAAGTCATTAACTCTTCTAATAAAGTTGTGTATCGAGCTTTTTGTGAAGGTGATTCAAAGCCTAGAGCAAAGCAAAAAGAAATAAGTAGATTAGTGTTTATACAGGTTCAAAAATTCCCTGATGGCATTTTCTTCATCTTAAATGATGATGGTTCAGTTAATTGTTTTATATGTGAACTCAAAGTAACACCTGCTAACAAACTCCAACAATTAAAAGAACAGTTGTTTTCTGGGTATATTCATTGTAAGACTCTTTTCTCTATATTGGATATAGACAAAATAAATTATAATTTTTGTGTGTTGTATATACATGAAGACAATAAACAAAATGAATTTAATAAAACAAGATCAGGTAAAAAAGTTATTCCAGGAAGAAAAATTGTTCCTGATGAGGACTATGTTAATTGGAAAAAAGGAAAACTACTCTTCCAAGAAGGGGACTATACAAAAGAAATAGAAATTAAGAAGATGAAAATGGCTGAAAAAATGTCTTCTTTTTATCAGTATGACTATGTTGTTTAGAATGTATTTTAATTGAGAAAGTCCAAGATGGAAAGCCTGCGGACACTGAACTTACAGTATTATTTACGCTGTTTGTTTGGTGTCCGTTTTTTATTTGGAAAAGGAGGACACAATCATGCATCAAAAAGAAATTGAAAATCTAATCAATAGCTATCACTGGATGGTGAAAGAGGTCCATCGATTGCAGAGAGTACTTTATGGTTCAGCAATTCCAATGAAAAATTGGGGTGTTGCTCAATATGGAGTAGAAGCTGCTATGCCAAAAGGAAGTCCTGGGAAGAGTCAGGCTGAATTGCGGCAAATGGATATGAGAGAGGAACGTCTTTTCAAACGTCTTAAGTACTATGAGGAACGAGTATATGCAGTTGAGTTGGGGACAGAAAAGATCAAAGGGGAGCAGCATAAAGTCATTTATGATTGCATGATGGAGGGAATGAGCTACCGTGCTATTGGCCTTCACCTTGGCATTTCAAGGGAAACTGTTCGCAAAATGAAAGACGAGTTGATCAGTCAATTATGCCAAGATTGCCACTTTGAGCGTTTGTTGAATCTAAAAAAATCTGTAGTGTAAAATGGAAGGCGGGTCGGCGCGGCATATAATTTTGTGTGGTAGAGCTGATTTATTTAGTTATATGCTCTTGTCTTACTAGGGGACAGAGATTCGTTCGACAAATTTTGCGAAGTGTTCCTTTGTTCTCTATGTTCACCGATAATAAGGTGGGAGGCGATTATTATGGCCGAGAATAAAGAATTCGAAAAAATGGTTTATTGTAGAAGATGTAAAAATAAGACCTTTCATAAAATTATTAAGGAATATAGTATTGAGCAAGATGAAGAAGAGGAGAAATATGGTCACTATTGGTGGGAAAGGTATATTATTGCTAATTGTATGGGATGTAGAACTCCTTGTTTTATAAAAGAATATGATGACGTTTCTATGCATTTTACCGTTCCCGATGAACATGGTGAACCTATAGAAATTAATTTTGAGAATATTGATGTATATCCATCTGAACCAATTAAAAATAAACCTGATGAATACAATATGATAGATTTTGTATTTCTCCCTAAATTACTCAAAACATTATATCGACAAGTTGTTGCCAACTATGAATTAAAGCATTACTTACTTGCAGCCGCTGGACTGAGAATGATTATAGAAGGTATTTGTAATGATCGTTCAATAATCGATGGATATGTAATTGATGAAAAAACAAAAACAAAAAAGTTAAATGATAAGGGACAAGAAGTAAGAAGTAAAAGTTTAGGCGGTAAAATTAATGGGCTTGAAGAGAAAGGGCTGCTAACCAAAAAACAAGCACAAATTCTCCATATCATAAGAAAATTAGGAAATCAAACAGTTCATAAGTTAAATAATCCAAAACGAAAAATCATAAAGGATGGATTAGATATCATTGAAATAACTTTTAAAAATGTTTATGAAACGCAGAAATACGATTCTTTAGAAATGAAAATTCTAGAGTGAATAATTGCTCTTGTAACGAATCATTGCTCGAAGAATAAAAGGGGTATTCTGTTGGGTTTGAAGCGGCGGATTAGTAATGATACATACTCATCAGTAGGTTATGGTGCTGGCAGTGGTTATATAATCCAAAAAGAATATGAATGTCCTTGTGGAAATGATAAGTTTTTTATCGGAAAGAGGATATTCCTGGGTTTAAAGATAGCGATAATTATTCTGATTGCAAAACGTGCAATGAAAAATGTGTTTTTGTAGGGGAACTGCAAAAAAAGACAGTATGTTTCATCAAAAACTCCATCAAGAGGTTTTTTCGTTCTGAAAATTCCCCAAGAGGTTCTGTTGTTACAAGCCTTAACCTGATAAGTTGGAAGGAGGGTAATAAATGTTATTTGATGTTTGCTTTAATTTTATAGATGGTAGTTCATCTAAATATTCTATTAAAGCTAATGATAAAGAAGATCTGCTTGATAAATTAAACAAAGACCAAATATTAATCAATATTGAATATAAAGACGTTTTAATCAATCTAAAATGCGTTATGAGTTTCGAGATTTTTAATTGAGAATAAGCCCCTGACACCCTTTAGGGTGTTTTTATTCCTTGTAAAACTAATTCTAATACCTCGAGATAGATAATTGGATACTGACAGCCTCTTAGTATGGAGTAAGAAAGTAAATCTGAGAAGGACAATTTTTTGCAAATAGCTCTATTGCTACTTTTATTTATAAAAATATAGTAGCTAAATAAAATAAAGCGGAGGGAATCGATATGTGGTTGAGATAATAAGGAGTGCTATTGCCCCTATAATAGGTCTGATAGGAGTTCTTATAGGGAGTAAATTAAAGGAAAATTCAGATATAAAAATAAGAAAAGAGTTCTTAGTGAGAGAGATGAGAATTCAAAAATATCAGGAATTGTCTATAGAGATTTCAGATTTTTTAAGAGAGATTGGTAAACTTAGTATATTGGTGATTAATCTTGAAAAGAAAGATATAACTCATGAAGTATTTTGCGAAGAAAATGATAATATTCAAGATCGTGCCCTAAAGTTACGTCGGATTATTAGTGTGAAAAAGCCATTTTTATTAGATAAACATGCTAATGTATTTGAGAATATATATGATGAATATTTGATAATTTGCGACCTCATTTATGATGGTTATCATAATCCGCAGGGCAAAAAGAAACCTTTTAAACCTGAGGAAATAACTTGCAAGCAAATAGTTCATAGAATCACTAAAGTTTTAGATTTAGGATATGAACTTGCAGAGGAAATGAATGCTGAGTTAGTAAAAGAAATGAAGGACCTTATTTAGGTCCTTTTTTCAAAACAACACGAATCAGTAGGAGGCGGCAGTAAATGTAGATGGTTGAAAAGCACATAAAGGCGTATAAGGATTACGTCAAAGGCATGAAATACAAGGGCCTTGCAGAGAAATACGGGTGTCAGTGGCGCACCAAAGAGAAATCAAAACGCTGTGACTCATGGATTCTTCTCTAAATTTCTGCCAGAAGAAACACTATCCATCATGGAAGGGATTCAAGAATGTTCACCTGTCGGATATGATATGGGATCAGATACAGATTCAATATGCTGCAAGTATAAGGGCACAAAAAATCATGTTCGTTTCTGAGAAGGGAGAAATGATTAAGGAACTGAAAAAGAAAAAGTCTGTCCTATCTGAGACAAATGAAGTCCAAGAGGAAGAATACGAATTCCAATTTTCTTGGGATCGTCATGCCACGTTCTTGAATGCTCAATCTAGGGCAATGGCAGAGCTCAGGAACCTTATAAAGCAGTTTGATGAATTAGCCCATTCGGAAGACGAACGACGCCTTAAATTGGAGCATATGCGCTTAAATATCAACAAGAAAAAATTAGAGATTGAAGAACTTATAGAAGAAGATAAACCTTTTGAGATCACCATTGTGAACAAAGGTGATGACAGTGATTAAACAAGTAAATCCCTATTTTAAAGAATTTCTCTTTGACTGGAATCAAAAGTTTCAGTTTCTCGTGGGTGGTTATGGATCATCCAAAAGCTATCATGTTGCTTTGAAGATTGTTCTGAAATTGCTCAAAGAAAAGCGTACTGCACTCGTTATCAGAGAGGTATACGACACACATAGGGACTCAACATTTTCTCTTTTTGAAGAACTTGTAAGTGATCTGAAATTAGATCATATTGTTAGGTGTGTTGCATCCCCTATGCAGATTCGGTTTTCAAATGGCAGCAGAATCATCTTTAAAGGGATGGATAAGCCAGCCAAACTAAATTCAATCAATAATATTTCGCTCATTTGGATTGAGGAATGTTCAGAAGTGAAATATGAGGGATTCAAGGAGCTTCTAGGACGTCTTCGTCACCCGGCTTTGCCGCTTCACATGATACTTTCGACAAATCCAGTCGGAGAGGACAATTGGACTTTTAAACATTTCTTTAAAGATGATAGAGAAAAGCGCTTTGTACTGGATGATAAGGAGCTTTATGAAAAGCGGATAATCGTTAGCAACGACACCTATTATCATCACTCAACGGCAGATGATAATCTTTTCCTGCCAGAAAGCTATGTCCAGCAACTTGAAGAATTGAAGACATACGATCCAGACCTTTACCGAATTGCGCGGAAAGGTCATTTTGGCATGAATGGAATTCGGGTACTGCCACAATTCGAAGAGCGACCGCATGAAGAGGTTGTGAAGGCTAGCGCTGATATTAACCGCCCTCTTAAACGGGTTGGCATGGACTTTGGTTTTGTGGAGTCGTATAACACTGTTGTTAGGGTTGCTGTGGATCATGAAAAGAAATATCTCTATATCTACTGGGAGTATTACAAAAATGGACTAACGGACGATAAAGCGGCCGAAGAACTCAAGGAATTTGCAGAGACTAAGGAATGAATAAAGGCGGATTCAGCAGAGCCAAAGACAATCCGATATTTTCAACAGCAAGGTTTTAATATGGTGGGCGCCCGTAAATACCAAGGATCACGCCTCCAATACACAAAGAAGGTCAAACGGTTCAAGAAGATCATTTGCTCTGATCGTTGTGAGAATACCATTTATGAGTTAAAGCCGCTCACTTATGCTACCGATAAGCTGGGGAACATCATAGAAGATGAGTTCACCATAGACCCGCATACACTGTCAGCTATTTGGTATGCGCTTGATGATTACGAGGTAACTGATCTGAAAGAAGAATCTAAAGGAAGACCGCAAAGAACAAGACCAGGGAGGAGGTAAAGCATGTCAAAACAATCTGTTAAAGCACGGGTGGTCAAAGCTTCTCCACCTACTGAATCAACTAAACAAATTTATTAGGATGAATTGGCGGACAGTTATGACAGCAATATTTTACCACCTCCTTATAATCTAAAAGAATTAAAAATGATTGCTGAGTATTCAACCATCCTACAGCAATGCGTTGATGCCTACAGGACAAATATTGTGGGTTTTGGATTTGATTTTGAGTACTCGTTTGATGTGAATTCGCCAGATGTGACAAATGAAGAAAAAACAGAAGCTGAAAGTGAATGGGCAAAGCTTGAAGAGTTCGTTAAATATCTTCACTTTGATGAGTCAGCTGAGATTGTACTCGGCTTTGTTATTGAAGACCGAGAAAAGACAGGGAATGGCTTTATCGAAGTTATTCGAAACGGTGAAAATAAGCCGGCCGGTATTGAATATATGGACGTTCAAAATGTTCGTGTTTGTAAATTGTCTGAACCAATTGAAGTTGATTTTACATACTTCGAACGAGGACAAATGAAATCAATCAAAAGAGAGAAACGATCCCGAAAGTATGTTCAGATGATTGACGGCCGTATGGTTTACTTTAAGGAATACGATGATCCACGAGTCTTAAATTTAGAGACAGGTCAATATGATGAACAGACTCCGTTCGAAAAACAAGCAAATGAAGTAGTTCATTTCAAAATAGGAAGCGGTACTTATGGGAAACCACGATGGATTGGCCATGTTGTTAATCTGTATGGGGCTCGTAAAGCAGAAGAGCTGAACTTCATGTATTTCAAACAAGGAAGACATATTCCCGCTGCCATTACAATTGAAAACGGAATGTTGTCAGAGGATTCATACACACAATTGCAGGATTACATGAATGGGCTTGAAGGAGTGGAGAACGCACATAAGTTTCTTTTACTTGAAGCGGAAGGCATAGCGAAGGGGAAAAACATTCATGGCGATGAAGAGATTGCTCCCGTGAAAGTCGATATTAAATCACTTGCTGAAATCCTTCAAGAGGATGCCTTGTTTCTAGAATATGACCAAAAGAGCCGAGACAAAATTAGATCGGCTTTTCGTTTGCCTCCACTTTATACAGGTGAAGCTCAAGATTACAACAGAGCGACAGCCGACACAGCAAGAAAGATTACTGAGGAGCAAGTATTTCAGCCTGAACGAAAATTAATCACAGGTAAACTGAATGCTTTATTTCTAAATGATCTTGAAATTCATAGTTCGTCTTCAACTAAAAGGGCCAGACTTTAGAGATCCTTTAGAGATTGCTAAGGTTCTAACACCATTCATAACAGCAGGTGCAGTTTCACCTAATGATCTACGAGACTTGGCTGGACGGGTACTCGGTAAGACTCTTGAGGAATGGCCAGAAGAAGAATACAACAGGCTGCTTGGTAAGAATAGCACTGAGTCCGCTTCCGATCCTTTGGCTGCGCTGTTTAAATCTAAGACCGGTACTCCTGATATGATTGGGTTATTAAAAGATATGCGGGATGTTCTGGAGGATCTGAGGAGATGAACAAAACGGATAAGCTATTGGACAGTCTGAACGCATTCATTCAAAAAGCCGAGGAAAACCAGTATAAGCAATTGGGGGAGATGGTACCTGACTTTCCTGGCAAATCTAATATACCCAAGTATGTGGAGGAATATGAAAAAGGCATTACCAAATTGCTCAGACGCCAGCGTAATAAGTTTTTAGACGGGTTGAATGGTTTTGTAAGCAAAGACTCAAAAGAAACGTTAGAAGCCCTTCTGGTGTTTTTTACGCAGAACCTATTTGCCGAAGATGACTTCGAAGAAGAATTTCAGGAACTAACCGAGGGATTCCTGCAGCAGACCATTGAAGAACTGGACGTAGTGATCATGGATTCTATTGATCCAGAAGTGCCATTCAGAGTCGTACGATAAAATGGATTAAAAACTGGTCGGAAAAACTGGCTGGGATCATGAAGTTAAATACTCATGAAGCGGTGGAGAACGTGCTCACAGATGCCATTGAGAACGGATCTTCCATTCAGGACATTGAGTTGACTCTCAAAGACATGCCGCAATTTGATAGGAAACGCGCCCGGACGACAGTCATAACTGAAGTGCTTGCCGCTGCTTCTGCAGCACAGCATGAATCATATGCGCAATCGCCGGCAGTAAAGAAAAAGAAGTGGCTGCACAGCGGAGGGAAGAAGAACAATCCGCGCGAGAATCATATCGCCTGGACGGCACAGTCATTGGAGTGGATGAAGAATTTCAGATACCTAGTAGCAGTGAGACCTGCATGTTTCCCCGAGACCCTAAGCTGTCAGCAGGGGAGCGGGTTCATTGCCATTGTGTAATGGCTCCTATTATTGACCAAGAAATAACAGGACTTTCGGCAAAAGAAAAATTAAATATCAGAAACTTGTTTCTTGAAAATATTGAATGAAATATATATGCATTTAACTCTTATTTTGATATAAAAGATATATAATTACATTTTATGATAGGAGTTTACAATGGCTATATTGGATATTATAGAAAATCATGAGGTTTACATCGAGTTAGAGGAAACTAAAACGTCTATTGATTATTTATTAAACGACAAAGCTTTCAATGACAGACTTAATCAAGATGGTCTCAAATTATTAAACAGGACTAAAGTCGCTATAGATTATTTCTATAACAATATTAATTCAACTGATAGTCTTTTATTAACAGAAGAATTTCTGGATAACCTAAAAGCTTCTTTACATACACTTAAAATTTGGTTGGAAAATGAAGATTTCATTACTGATTCTGAGAACTATCCCAATTGGAATGAATATATCGATACACTTTTAAAAAATAGTATCTTTATTCCTATAAGTTCAAAGCAGAATATGGAGAGTATAAGAGAATCTGCCACAAGTTTTAGAAGGTCCATAGGTGGTCAAAAAGCACATTTTGAAAAAGAATTAAATGAGTTAAATGAGCAGAGTGAAAAACTAAAAATAGAGTTAGCATCTTGTATTGAAAAGGTATATGAATTAGGCGAGAAAGTAGATCAGAAAATTATAAATTTAGATGATTACCAAAATACCCTCCATCAAAATTTCTTAGAAAAACAAAGTGAGAGAAGTGATTCTTTTGATAATTTAAGAACAAAACTTAAAGAGTCGTTCGAAGAATTCATAGAAGGCTGTGAAGAAAATTTTGATGAGAAAGTCTCTGAACTAGAAATAATTAAAGAAGATCTAGAAGAAAATTTATCTGCTGAACAAAAGAATTTAATTGATACTTTTAAAACTACACAAAATAAATTTTTAGAAGAGACTAAAAGCAAACAAATTGAATATGATAAATTGCTAAATGAACATAAACAAGCAGTTGAGGAATTAGTGGGCATTATTTCGACAAACTCAATAGCTGGACATCATAAAGAAGTAGCTGATAAAGCAGGGGAATCGGCTAAAAATTGGCAGAGGCTTACTGTAATATCATTTATAGCTACAATTGGCTTTTCAATTATAGCTTTGTTCTTTCAAGAAATTACTACCTTATCGTGGCCTAACTTAGTCGCTAAATTTTTTGTTATTGGATCACTGGGTTCATTGACAGCTTATACAGCAAAACAGGCTAAAATAAATCAAGAATTAGAATTTAATAATAGAACATTAGAAGTCGAACTAAAAACGTTAAATCCATATATAGCTACATTTGAAAATAAAGATCAAGAAGCATTTAAAAAAGATCTTTTTCCGAAAATTTTTGGACGAAGTGAAAAAGTTGAGGCTCTTAGTGAAAAAGAATATGAAAATTTAAACATTAATATTATAGAAAAATTAATCAACGTTTTAGAGAAGCAAAGTAAATAATATTTTTTCTATACGAAAGGAGGTGAACAACATGCCAAGAGAATTGGTAACTGCAAAAATCACACATGTTTCTTACTTGGACAAGGCTGCTAATCAAAAGCAGTTCTTTTTTATGAAATCAGAAAAACAGCCAGATTTTCAAAAGGAAGTCAGAGTCCTTGTTAAAGAAGCTGACGAGCACAAACTCGTTTACGGGATCGTATATGAACCGGACACAGTAGACGCCCATGGGGATTTCATGACAGCTGCAGAAATTGAAAAGGCCGCTCGTGGATTCCTAAAAGATGCCCGAGAAATTGATAAACAGCACGATTTTCAGGGCGGTGTTGGTGAGGTGGTTGAATCCTATGTTGCACCTGATGACTTTGTAATGAATGGGGAAACCATCAAAAAAGGCTCATGGGTCCTCGTTACCAAGGCTTCTGATGAAGTTTGGGAGCAAATTAAAAAAGGCGAAATTACCGGTTATTCAATGGCTGGTACAGCTGAGACAATTGAAAAACAAGAAGAAAAGCCCGTTTCTCAAGAGAAAACAGATGAGAAAGGGCTTTTTAATTTGCTCAAAAACTTTTTTATGGGAAAACAACAACAGCAATCATATGAAGAGCCAGTTAAAAAGGCGGGCAGAAAGTTTTCAGCTTCAAACCTGCAAGAAATTAAAAATGCTCATAACGCTCTCGGAATTTGCTGA